GTATCGGATTGTACATTGTGTTTTCGAGAGAAGCACAATGGGGTTCAAGAGGCCGTGAGTTCGATTCTCGCCACTCGGACCAGATGATTCCCAGTCGAACAATTGTTCGGCTGGGAATTTTTTTGTTTTTCGGAAGCAGACGCTTCGGAAAGATTAAAATAAATAAGCATTTCCGTGTCTGTGATCTCGATGCGATTTACAAAGGTATCAATGATCCTGCGGTTATAATCCTCGGTACGTTCGTTGGGAGAGATAAGGAACTGCTCCAATAGGAAGAGGATGCGCTCACGATCCAGAACGGGTGGATGAACTTCTTTCAGGGATTCTAATTGATAGTTGAGGGTGCTTTCCTGCTGCTCCAAGTCAGCAAGGCGGGCGGACAGACGAGAGCTGGCAGTACCGTTTTCAATGGATTCAATGATATTGTTGATTTTTCGGCGCACATCAGCCAGGTTTTGCTCTAACATTGCACGCTCTGGATCGGGCTGGTTGACATCTGCCTGCTGTGCAGCGGCAATAGCGTCGGCCAGATCTTCAAGAGTGTCTGGACGAAGGATATTTTCACAGATGGCATTGACCACAAGATTCTCGGAAACATCTTTTGGGATGTTTTTCTTTTTGCAGGTACCGCCATCAGCTTTATTCCCGCAAGCATAGTAATAGTAAACATCGTTGCGGCAGTTGTGGCCGGAGATGCCCCGCATCAGACTGTGGCAGCAACCGCAGAAAAGCTTGCCAGAGAGCAAGTAATCAGCATGGGAACTATGTGGTGCACGGTGCTGTTTATTGAGCGTGAGCATTTTCTGCGCCCTCTTCCATAAATCATCGTCGATGATGGCGGGGATTGCCCCATCAATACGGACATCGTAGGCTTTGCAGATATAGACACCGTGATAGGCTTCATTCTGGATGATGCGAGGAATGCTGCATTTGTTGAAAGAATTGCCCTTACTGGTACGGAGCCCGGCAGCGTTCAGCTGATCCACGATGGAAGCGCTGCTCTCTCCGGCCGCATAATGCTCAAAGATGAACCGGATAGTGGGGGCATTTTTCTCGTCAATAATAAAACGCTTGTGTTCATCTGTGGTAAGCCCCAGGGGGCGGTTAGGATTGATTGCCTTCCCCTTGAGTGCGGATTCCCGCATACCACGCCGCATCTTTTGAGCCAGCTCAGCGGAATAGTATTCGGCCAGGGATTCCATCAGACCTTCCAGAATAATGCCCTCTGGTCCTTCCACAGAGCTTTCGGCTGCATAAAGAATACGAACTCCGTTATCTCGCAGCTTCTTTTTGTAGACCGCACTATCATAGCGATTGCGGGCAAAACGGTCAGTTTTCCAGCAGATCACGAGATCGAACAGATGTTTGCTGCTATCTGCGATCATCTGCTGAAAAGCCAGCCTGGATTCAACACCACGGCCCGAAATGTGCCGGTCAATGTATTCATGCACGATAGTCAAGCCATGCTGCCGGGCGTAGGCTTCGCAGTCCCGGCGCTGGCCCTCGATGCTCTGCTCGGTCTGCTGGGAACCGCCGCTGTAACGGTAGTAGGCAACCAGACGGTTCCCGGGAGACACTTTCTTTCTTCTTGCCATGATTGCTCCTTGTGCGCTGAGCAGGATCATGGTACAATGAAATTGCTCAGCAGGCGTGTTTTCTTATCCTATGATTATTCTCCGACAGACAGATTCCCCATCTGGCCCCGGCGGCTCTATCGTACAGAGCTGCCGGGGATTCTTTATGACTGGAATTATGGACGCTTCAAGATATTGGCCCAATCCTCGGGAAATCCCAATGCAGGAAGCTTTACATACTCGGAATATTCTTCCAGCAATCCTTTGATTTCAGGGATGACATAGTTATTCCATTCATCCGGGGTCGAGTATAGGAAGGACATGATATAGATCTGATCGAAAATCCGTCCGCTGGTTTCCTTATACTGGTGATGATGTTTGCATTGGGTCGGAGTACGGCCGAAGTTGAAATCATAGATCCGCATATAATGGGCAAGGTGGTTTCGGGTAAAGGTTAGATTCTCGATCCAATTTTCCAGCTGAACCGGGCCGGTATGATAGCTGCGGGCCAATACTTTCTGATAAGGACCTTTCAGATTTTTGTAAATGGCTGAAAGATTCCCCATCGTCAGGATCTCAACGGCAACCCACATGGGAAGATTTCCGTCATATTCTTCGATGTGATGCTTGATAAAGGGGAGATTTCGATTGTTTCTGAGTTCATGGTAGAATAGGCTGGAAAATTTCAAGAAATCTGATTGATTGCGGTAGAGTGAGCTATCAAGATAAATCAGAGGATTTTCAGGGAAAGCGGATGTAAGAGAATAGGAAAGCCTTGTTTTTAAGGTTTCCTCAATATCTTCCAGGGCAAACATCAGAATACGAGTTAATTTGCGGTCAAAGTCGTACAGAGCTTTGATCTGCTCCAGCGTAGTACCGGAAAGATAATGTGCTTTATCTTCCTGCTTGAACCCATGGAGATAACCGGAAAGCCGATAATAATTTACATGATAGAGCAATTCTTCTGCCGCTTGCTTGTCGGCAATAACAAGCCCGCGGGATTCCAGAAGGGCGACTTGCTCTGTAAGGGAAAGATGTTTCTTTAATTCTTTCATAGAAATATCTCCGGATAATAAAAAAGCGACCCCGCCATGGTACGCATCGTTGAGAGGCGTGGCGGGGTCTGTATCATGGCTATATTATACTCCGCCCAGGGCCTGTTGTACACAAAATTTTTGTGAACTGTTGCGAACATCACAAAAAAAGTTTGAAAAACCTATTGACAAGTATCTGAAATACAAACTTTATTCATAATACCCCACCGGCTGAGCCCGGCGGGAGGATTGTTTTGCCCCGCTGATGTTGCCGCACTGGCGGGGTTATTTTTGTTTGTGGGACTGATTCCAAAATGGATACAGTTTATTTGAGCGGATAGCCGTTTTTGGTAACAACTGTTTTTTCAGCAAGGCTTATGCCGTCAAGGTTGGATTTGCGTATACCGCCACCATTGACATAAACATCGTACAAAGTGAGAATTTCGTCTTTCATTTCATCAGTGAGAGTAAAGTCGAAGCTTTGCGTTGTTCCCTGGAGCCTTATTTTAATCTCATCATTTTGATGCTGAATCAAATCATCCATGAAAGAAAGCATTTGATTTGTCAAATCAAAACTGATGTTTTCGAAGACGGTCCCATCGCTTCCGAGCGAATAGGAATGATTACAGTTAGAGAATATGTAGCGGTTATCACCGATTTTAATGAGAATCGAGTTGAGGTCTGCCCAATGGTATCCCTGATAATCAAATTCCAAAACGTAAAAATCGGCGGGATCTGTTAGACTGATAAAGGGGCTGACTAAGATAACAGCACTTGCGGAGGATGTGACAATAGTTTTACCATCTGCCCATCCTGAGGAACGAACATAGGTTATTCCAGTCATATCATCTGCAGTAAGGCTGAGATCATCTCTCCCATTAAAAATGCTGCGATTAAATTCAGCAGATGCAAATGCGGAAACAGGGATAGAAACCATTAGCAGAACAATTAGTGCAAGGGAAATAAGTGTCCTTTTCATTTAATGTCCTCCGCCTTAACTAACGTTGCGATAGGAATAAGATTTGTAAAAACGGTAGCAACTTTTTTCCCGCAAACCGGGCATAAAATATCTTCAAGATCCCGAAGTCCTTCATGAGTAGATGTGCTATCATACTCCAAAAGAGAACCACAATTATTGCAAGTTGTACGGTGAATCATAATGGGTATATCCTTTCTGCAATGAAAACTTAGTTTACAGCGTCAAAACAGTCATCATAGCCATGTTCATAGCCTTCGTCATAGGCTTCTTGATAATTGTCTGCTGCGCCGTCCGGGTAACCAGCGTCATAACCATGATCCCAGCCCTCATCATAACCTACCGAATAGCCAGCATCATATTCATTGCGAATACTTTCGTTTTCCACCTGGCAAGCTTCGTATCCCGCCTTATAGCCTTTGTTATATGATGCTTCCTGATTCTGAGCATAGCCATCATCGAATCCATCGTCCCAACCATTATTATAGCTATCATGGGACATCTGAGAAACGGCATTTTGATAATATGGAGAATCAGGACGATAGAAATCATAATATCCGGCACCAATACGGATACCGAAGTACAAGCCAACAAGAAGAAAAACAATCATTAGAATCGTGATAAGAAATAAAAAGCGATATTTATGTGATTTTGGATCAGCCACCATAATTCCTCCCTTACTTACGCTTCTTTCGTAACCAATCCATCCGCAGCAGGTTTTTTATAGTGTCCTGTACGATGCAAGTCCTCTGCATACTCAATGACCTTAGACTGACCTTCTTCATTCAGTTTATCGAAAACCGAGAGCAAAGAGGTCTGGGCCTTGGTGAGGGAGGCCTGTGTCGGTTCGGCATCTTCCATTCCCATTAAATAAGTGGGAGTGGTATCTAGTGCCAATGCAAGTTTTTCAAGAATAGAACGTTTCAGGTTGACAACAAGGCCATTTTCATATTTATAGATGGCCGCTTTTTGCACACCAACTTTGGCACCGAGTTCTTCCTGCGTCATCTGATGCTCAATGCGAAGCTGGCGTATCCGTTCGCCGGTGGTCATAGGACATCACCCTTTCATACGTTGTATCTTAATAATAACACAGATAATCTAAAAAGCAAGAAAAAATATCTTGACAGGATTCATACAACATGCTAATATTTAAGTATCCCAAAAAGATACTTAAATATAGAACAATATTTAAGGGGATGGATGAACGGAGGTGAAAAAGGGTGAATAAGAGAAAACTCAATGCTGTTATGCAGTTGCATGGGGAATCGCAACAAAATCTGGCGGATTTCCTCGAAATGAGCCTCTCACGGCTGAATGCTAAAATTAATGAATACCGTGGAGCACAGTTTCGACAGAATGAGATTGCAGCCATTCAGGAGCATTACGGCTTGACTGCCGAAGAAGTGAACGAGATATTTTTTGCTTCATTGGTATCTCAAAAAGATTCTAACGGGCCAGCGGCTTGACCCCACCGACCCGAAAAAGAGTGCATGAAAAAGCCCCGGCGGGGAGCCGGGGGAAATGGAGAAATTATGAAGCACGAAGAAATTATGGCGGCCATCAAGGACATCAATGGCCCGTGGAGCAACGAGGCCTGCATGGGCTACTGCCTGATCGCAATGCGCCGGGCGGGGCTGAGGCCTACGGTACAGCACCGGGTGCTGCGGGTGCTGGAAGGGGTGTTCGACGATGTGAGTGTGGAGAAGGCCGAGAAGACCGGATATGCCAATAAGGAGGAGTAAGGAATGGACCGTTATATGATCGTGATCCCGGCAAAGAACCGGGCATTCAACATGAAGTGTGATGATGGTGACAGCATGAAGCTGGAGACCCTGCAGAAGCTGGTGGGCGGGCCGATCGAGCCGGTGCCCGCCTTGCTGAGCGCCGAGTGGGCGCGGGAGAAGGACGTGGACGGCATACTGCTGCTGGTGAACGAGGAAGGGCTGATGAAGGAGCGCCCCCTGACGAACCAGCGCGCCAGTGAGATGACGGCGGCAGAGCTGGTGGGCCCGGCAGTCGTGGCTGCAAAGCGCGGCGATGAGCTGATCGGCTTTGCAAAGCCTGTGGTGGAGACCATCTGCGCCGAGTGGCTGTGAGGTGCTGCCATGGGCCGAAAGCAGAAACTGCCCTTTGAGCACTGGCAAATTATTGAATTGCTGCACATCACACAGGATTTTTACTCAAAACCGGAGAATGAGGCTGCATTTCAGGAATGGAAGGCGGCCAGAGATGCGAGAAAAGCAAAAAGGCCCGCCGGTGCTGGAACACCGACGAGCCAACCAGGGTGATGGTTTGACAACACATCACCAGAAGTTTAACACAGAGTTGGAGGATTTGCAAATGAAAAAGAAGATCACGGGCAGCGTGCTGAGCGCCGGTGCCATTGTGCTGGGACTGGCTGCAGCAGGCTGCGGCGGGGCCATTGAGAACGCGGCCAACGGCTGGGCAATGCTGGGCTACACGCTGCTGGCCATCGTGCTGGGGTGTGCAGCCCTGGCGTTGGCCGGGCTGGGCCTGGTGGCAGAGCAGCGGAAGGAGCCGCAGAAGATCCACAAGGTACCGGAGAACACGGTGAAGAAAGCTGTCTGCGGCAGAAAGGCGGGGTAAGGATGGTACGGATTGAAATTAAAAAGACGGTCAAGGGTCAGATGATGCTGGCGGTGGAAGCTGAGCATGAGAGCCTGGACGAAGTTCTGACATGTGCTGCCCGGTGCTTTGTGGGTGTTGCACGGAAGCTTTTAGGCCCCATTTCTACTGACCCGTTATTTGCCGACGAGGCGGCGAAACTTATTAAGGATTTGCTGACGGACACGGAAGGCTTTAAGGTGACCGAAGGGTACAGCGGCAAAGAAGCAAAATTTATTGCCGCGCTGAACGGTATGAATGCGGGGGAACAGAAATGACGCTGGAAGAGTACAAGAACATTTTGATTACCGGGACACCGAGTGACCGGGCGCGGGCCATTGCCGAGGCCGGGAACGACAGGAGCCTGACCGACGAGGAGTTCCACGAGCTGACGGCCATGATCAAGGGCGTTGTGCGGCCCGGGCGGCGGAAGATGACCCCGGACGAGGCAAAGCTCTGGGCGGAGGTGAGCCGGATCAACACCCGGTTGAAGGACGAGATGGTGAACGCGGGCTTTGCCGTGCGTGCCCTGCCCGGCGACCTGCAGGAGGATGCAATCAACGTTCTTTCCCGCACGGTGAGCGGGATGCTGGGCGACCTGACCGCCATGATGGCCGAGACCGGGGAACCCTGATGGATAAGACCCAGTGTGTACATGTATTTGAGATCACCCGGAGCCGGTGCCTGACCTGTGCAGGCCGGAACCGGGCGTGCGGGGAATATGAAGAACGGAGAAACTATGAAAAACGATGCAAGAAAGATGGCACTGGAGAACCAGATCGAGCTGGCACAGCAGAATGCGATTGACTTCACCCATGCCTGCATGACCATTGCGCTGCATGATGTGTTCGGCGTAGGCAAAGACCGGCTGGACAAGGTGACCCAGCGGAAGGATGAAATCAATGGGGAGCTGATGCGGCGGATGGCCATACCTGCAAAGAATCAGAAGGCCCAGCTGAACGAGGCCGAAAAATGGCTGGTGGGGTTGCTGCCAGAGGGTGTGGTGAGCGTATTTCGTGTCCCGGTGATAAAAGGTGTGCCCCGGAAGCGGCGGGAAGTTCAGCTGAAGATGGCCATTGACAGGGCGGCCACGCTGGAATGGCGGGGTTATGCTACCGCCTGCGCCCAAGTGCTGGGCTTTGGCCCCCGGCGGCTGGAAAAACTGCGGCAGGAAACAATTGCGAATTTTGGCCAGCTGAACGAGTGGGTGGAAACCGACGGCGTGGATGTGGCCATGGAAATGCTGTGCCGCTGCGCCCGGGACGCTTACAAGACCGAGGTAGAAGTGCTGGATGTGCCGGACGAGGCTGTATTGGAAAAACAGCGGAGGGAAACGGCGGAGACGATACGTCAGCTGCAAGTGCAGGCGGTACAGCGGGAAGTGAGCCGCAAACGGGTGCCTTGTGTGCTGCCGCTTTCGGAAGCCGAGGTGCAGCGGCGTGTGGAAGCGGTAACTTCATCGGTGCACAGCTCCCCTGAAATGAGCACCGTACTTAGTAGAAGGAGAATCTGAGATGCAGAGCGGATGCAGATGGGTATACACCCTGATGGACTGGGAAACCGGCGAGGTGGTGGCCAAGGGCACCAGCGTGGAGCTGGTGGAGCAGGGATATTTTCCCGATGTGAACAAGCTGAGCAGCGTTTGGAATAATCTGGAAAAGTGCAAGAACCCCAGCCCGAAGAGCTACCGGTGGAAGATGGAGCGGAAGAGCACCAAGGACGACCGGGTGGAGAGGGCCCGGGCAGAGGGCCTGAGCGCGGACGAGCGGGCCGAGACCCGGATAGTGCGGGTGTACAGCTGCTACGGTGCGGACGGCACCCTGCTGGGCAAGGGCACGGCGGCAGAGCTGAAGGACAAGGGATTGTTTGGCAGCGAGGGCACAGTGCACGAGTGCTACCGCAAGCGGGGCGGCGTGTACAAGCCCGGCGGCGTTACGCGGATGGAGATGGAGCTGTGCCAGAAACGGATCCGGCACCCCATGAAGCTGCCGGATCAGCCAGCAAAGGTGAAGCGCAAGCCAATTGGCGGCGTGATCGACCCCAGCGCCCTGGCCTACGACGTGCACGATCTGATGATCTACAACGAGAAGGCCCGGAAAATTGGAAAGCCGGAACTGACCTACGGATACTGGGCGGAAAAAGGAAAGCCCGCAACGCCTTAAACACATGAATCTATTATGAAGAGCAACGGATACGATGAACCTAACACGTCCACCGTATCCGTTACGTTTCATAATACCTTTATAAAGAAAGAGGGGGAAGGGCCCTCTTTGGGGAGCTAGTATACCCGTTATTTCTGTGACGGTGGGGTCACGGGAAAGAGAATATCAGCAGAAAGTGAAAGCCAGCAGGAGGGCACCGGGATGCGCTGTAACTACATCCGAGAGAAAAAATACCAGTGCGGGGATGACTACATGGCAGTCGGAGTGTTCTCCATCATCCCCCAGGAACACCGGGGCCGGGGCAAGAAGCGGAAGGAATCCAGCGAGGGGCAGAAGGCGAAGAACAAAATGGATTCCCTGCGCAAGCGCCAGAGAAAGGCGCTGACCAATTTCAGTCCGGCGGGAATGTTCCTGACCGGTACATACGAGGATCCATTTCTGCCGGAGGATATTCTGGCCTGCCGGAGAGACGTGGAGAACTACAAGCGGCGGGTGATGGCGGCCACCTGCAAGCGGTTCGGGGCAAGGCGGGAGGACATCCGCCTGATGCTGGTGGCGGTGCGCAAGGGAGAAGCAGGACGGCTGCACATGCACGGTTTTGCGGAATGCCCGGGCCTGACTGCGGCCCGGCGACGGGAGTGGCGGGAGATGCTGGAGGATCTGTGGCGGCGGCGTATCCCCGGCTCCAACGAGTTTGAGCCGCTGGGAACCATGAACGTGGATCGGATCGACATGAAAAAGCTGCTGGGCAAGAGTGGGCAGGGCGAATACGGCACGGTGGGCTACCTCTACGGCCACAAGGAGCGGCTGTGGGTGGAAACGGCCAACCTGCGCCCGGCCATTGAGCAGGCCCCCAACGATGGGAGATGGAGCCGGAAACAGCTGCGGGCCGCCTGCGGGGAAAAGCAGAACGATGCCAAGTGGTGGGAGCAGCGGTTTCCCGGCTGGAAGATGGAAAAGTGCATCGTGCTGGAGCCCGGCGGGCTGCATGAGAGCCCGAAGCGGGAAGGAACCGGCTGGGAACGGCTGGAACCACAATGCTATGTGATCCTGCGTCGGAGGGAGGCTGCGATTCTTCGCACCTGACAGATAAAACACCGGTATTTTGCGCGTTATACCCATGCGAAAAGAAGGTGGAGCGGTGACAAAAGAGCAGAAGAAAGCGACCCGGCAGGCTCTGCGCCGATATGGCGAGGGGTCTGTTTGTGCTGCCTGGGCTCAGGTGATCGGGGCGGTGCTGGCCTGGTACGACCGCAATGACCCGGTATGCGCCCAGCTGCTGCGGCTGCGCTACCTGCAAGGTCTGCCCGAGGAAAAGGTGATCGCCCGGCTGTATGTGGGGCGGACGACCTACTACACCAAAGAGCTGGAAGCCCTGAGCACCGTGGCAGTGTGTGCAGCGGATGCAGGGCTGCTGCCCGGCGGGCAAATGTCCGGGGTATTTTGAGCGGGCGAGACGTGATAGGCTATTTGCAAAGGCAGGTGAGAGAGTTGGCGAAAAAGCGGGCGTACTGCAAGAATACCGTGAAGGGGAAACAGCGGGGAAAGAAATACCCGGCGGCGTTCCGGGCCGAGGTGGTGATGGCCATGCTGGGCTCCAACTCCGTCTGCGCTGTGGCGAAGAAGTACGGCGTGCCGGAGAGCACCATCCGCAGCTGGATGAGCGAGGAGGCAGGCCGCAGTGATGCCTTTGCAAAGGCCCGGCAGGAAGCCGCGCGGGAGATCGCCATCCGGGCAAGCCTGGGGGTGCGGGCACAGGTGACCTTTTTGCAGGGCAGGGCCGCTGAGAGCCAGCGGGCGGCGCAGATCACGGAGAGGCTGCACCGGCGTTTGGACGAGGACACCCGGGCCCGGGACTTTGCCGTGGGCACTCTGCTGAAGGACGACCCGGAGGAACTGGCCGATGCCACCGAGACCGGGCTTGTGGTGTATGGAAGGGCCGGAACCCGGAACTTGCGGCTCTACGAGGACGAGCGAAACCTGTTAAATGCCGAGCTGGAACGGTACGAGGGCCGGGTGATGAGCGACAAGAACGCGGCCGGTGTGGCCAAGGTGCTGATGGAAGTGGCAGAAAAGGCTGCTGCCATGGCCCCGGCGGAGAACACCGACAGCGAGAGCGGCCCGCCGATGGTGGAGATCGTGGCAGCCAGTGAGACGGACGGCCAGCAGGAGGTGGAAGTGGATGGCGGCACAGAGGATGCGTGACGGCAGACCGGTGATCTGGTCGCCGCAACCTGCCCAGGCGCGGTTCATGCAGCGCACCGAGAACGAAGTGCTGTATGGCGGGGCCGCAGGCGGCGGAAAGAGCGACGCGCTGGTGATCGAGGCCCTGCGGCAGGTGGAGATCCCACACTACCGGGGGCTCATCATCCGAAAGACGTTTCCCCAGCTGCGGGAACTCATTGACAAGACCATGCGGTATTACAAGCCAGTATTCCCAAAAGCCCGGTACAACAGCAGCACACACTGCTGGACCTTCCCCAGCGGGGCAAAGATCTATTTTGGCAGCCTGAAC